TCACTGGAAGGTGCTGACAAATAATCTTCATCTAAATCCGCAGGTCTAGACAGTATTTGTTCTCGTATTGGTTCTTCCTCAAAATCAGGTTCATCATTATCAAGAGCATTATACTCATCATCATTAGAAAAAACACTTGCATCTATGACACTTTTTTGTTTCTCTCTTCCAATAATAGGTTCAATAGACTTTCTAACAAAACAACGCATGCGTGCTTGATGTGTAAATATCATGGATACGACATGTTTTGCATTTTGATTAATTTGAGCTAAAGCTCCTTCGGAAGACTCTGATTGAGACATTGAAATTATATGCTATTATGCTATTTATTATATGTGATGATTATATTTTAAAATAACGTAACATCTTACATTTGGCATTTTTTCGTAGTATACTCATGTTGATAATAAATAGTATAATACATCAAATATTATATTATCTAGTGAACGATTTGCAATGGTTATTTACATGCACAGCACCGTCTTGATTTACGCTTCGTGGTGCGAGACTTCACTGATTTACGCTTCATGGTGCGTTTTTTACTACGACGCTTCTTGGTAGAACGTCGTTTTCCTCCCTTGTTCCCAGTTTTTTTATTAGAGTTGATAAACCCCTTTTCCTCTAATTCGTGTTTCATTTCATCGAATGTTGGTGTAGGGGTTCGGCTTATATGATCTCGACTGAGATTGTCAGGAATAGGCGATGCCCTATACTTATTATAAGTATCGTCGAAATCTTGATTGCGGCGTTTTTTTGTCTGTTTTTTTCCATGTTCGATTGCACTCATTTCGTTGTCAAATAATTCTGCGTCATTCCTTCCAGACATACTGTACATCGCTGGTTCGTCTGGATCAGACGAGTTCCACTTGATTGGTTGCTGATTTTTTGATTGCATAAAAGCCCGTTTATTCGTATCTGTGTGTTTATCCATGTAATTCGCTTATATAAGAGTGATATATATATATATATATATTATTTTCAGACATTGTTGATAGGGGATGTTGTTTCAATATTTACACCTTCGGACATTTAAGTTCGCACAAATAATGCGAAAAAAAGAGGTTCAAAGTTAGGTCTTTTCATACCTGCGTAAAGTTTGATTATAAGCACTCGTTGAAGTGCTTTGATTACTTGTTTCTCTACATAAATAACTTGGTCTGTCTATGTTATTTATTGCGTTCTTTGCTATTTTGTAGATATTAGACGAACCATTGCGGTCCCTATTCCACGACCCACAACCATTCTTACAATGTAGTAGTCCGTGAATTAATCGCAATTCGTCCTTATTTTTCTTTTTGTTTGGGTGTTCTCGCACCATAAACTTTTCACATATCCCTCCATCGCATTTGGAACATTTACAGGAACTTCTAAACTCATCTACTAAAAACACATTATAGTTATTTTTTCTAAACAAAGTTCTGATTCCCTTTCCTAATGTAGGTTCTTTGTATTTCATTTGTTTTCGTTGTTCCCAATCACCTATACAAATAACCACATTTTCAGGATTACCATATGTTTTTTTGAAGTCGCTAATCATTTTTTGTTCGTTTCGTTTGATATTGATATATTTACCAAACTTCACCATGCGTCTTGTTCGTGTGCCATCAGGCGAACTGCAAGGGCTTCCTCTGCACATGGCAATGTATAGGTGGACTTGAATGATGACATTGTAACTTGGAGTTTGTTGTTGTTGTTGGTTACGACTGGCGAAACCGTCGACAACCCGTTCAATTTATGTTTGTTCTAATGAGTAGTTCATATTATATAGCATCTATAATATGAATAATATGAATGATTTCAATTACTGTCCTGGCCGTTAAGTTGGAGCTTGATGATTACGACTGGGTTTATTTTAGGGATTATATATATACATGTCTGTAATGCATCGAAAAAAAAGCACCCGAAAAGAAACCATGCGAGTGCCTCGATCTGCCAAACCCAGTAGACGGGCTAGAAAGAGAGCGGTGATGAAAAAGACGCGAAAGAAACGGACAACAAAAGGGAAAATAAACAGAAAAAGAAGAACCCGCGTTCTCAGAGGAAGGGGATCCCAGTGTAGTCGTCCACAGGTAGACGCGGTCGATGCCGAACCTATGCCAGAGAACCTTCCTCTCCCACCTGACACAATACGAGTTTCAGCCATGGATCCACATGCCAACCTGCCGTATGCTGTCGCTACATCGCCTCCTCCATTGACTGGCAATACAGTAACTGCGTCCGCACCTGCAACAAATGGTTCTATACCCAGAGCTATAAATCTGGATAAACATCCCAGTAGAAACACCGTGCGTGGTATTATGAACTTTCCCGAGTACATGGTTTTACGCGTGAGTCCGAAGCGACAACAGATAGAACATGCGATGAAAAACTATGTCTATCATCCTAATTACTACGAAACATTCGGGGAGAACCCTCGTAACGTGGATGACCAATTATTCCGTCTTGTAATGGGATGGTATAGCGAGGAGGGTTCATCCCCATATGCAGTTGACCACCTTCTGTCCGCACTTACGTCCCCCCGCGACGAAGAGATTGGGTTTTAGTAGGAAATAGTGAGGTATCTGGTTCATAGTAATCTATCATTCGCCATACTTGGCGACCACCTTCTCTTGGATACGCTCCAGTTGTTCCGCAAGAACGTACTCCTCGGGCAACACCATCTTTACGTTCTGACGCACACCGTCTTCGGTTCGGCGTTCATACACCAAATGAGGCTTCCCCCTTGCAGTGATCAACGAGTGGTATTTCGGAAGTGCAGGTTCGTCACTGGGAGGCATCTCGCCCTTGTCTAAATACGACAAGATGTCAATTGCTTGTTGAAGCTTCTCTTCGGGCGACACCTTATCGGACTTGGAACTGTATAGTGCTTTCTTATTGTTGGCTATTAGCGTCGGGTGCTTTTCAACGACAAAATATGAGCGGGTTTTTCCGCTTGTGCCGTATTTGTCGAGACCACGATAATTAATATATTTGGGTATCATGTCATGTGTAATTCCTTCAGGATAATCAGGAGAATCTGCCTTTCTGGCTCGTTTCGTGCCTTCTTTGATACCGTTTGAGTTTTGTTCTTGTTCTTTTCTGGTTGCAACACGTAAATTGTCGTATGTATTATTTAATGGGTCTTGGTCAATATGGTCTACACTAATATTTTTTGTTCCCTTGCCATTTCCATGACAACCTGTTATTACTTGATGAATGAATAATCCACACCCATTTGAATAAGTCCCAATATATCCATTTTCTTGTTTATAAAAAGTGAGTTTTTTATTGTTATTGTGTTCTTTTTCAAAATCTAATATTTTTTGATATGATTTTGAACATAACTTACATAATGTATCCTTTTCACAGTAGATGAGTAAATACTCTTGACTATTTTCGTTAATTCTCCATATAGGATTTTTCATTGAATAAGCATTTTTACCTTTTTTATTGATATGTCCATTTCGATAAGAAATGACATTATATTTCTGTTTAATTATTTCGTGATACTTATGAAATATTTCAACGTTAGAACTACGTAGATCATATGTATCACCATTTTTAAAAATATAGTTTATATTTTCGGGAGAATAATTGAAAATATGTTCAAGATAACTTACCTGTTGTTGGTTTCGCATATAAAACGGAAACTGTTTCTCGGAAGTGTATCGTGTAAATGTTCTATCATAATTAATGATAGAAAATAAATCTTCAAAATCCATTAATACTGTTTTGTCATTAAATTTAATTTTTCCACACTGCATAGTGCTATCAAATCCATACTCTACCGTGTAGTTCATATTATACTATATATAATATGAATGTCTTTAAGTATTTATTTTAATTAAGTGAATAATCAGTTAATTTAGTTGGAATATGCTAAACCTCCCATACCGCTCATGACACGAAGGACATTGTAGTTGGTAGCGTAGACACGGACCTTGGCAGTGTTGGTTCCAGCGACGGTGGCGTTGGAAAGAACAAGCTGAAGGGTGGCGTTGTCAATACGGGAGAAGTTGCAGGTTCCAGAAGGCTGGTGCTCCTCAGGGCGAAGGGCGAAGGAGTAACAGTTGATACCGGCATCAGGGGCACGGGTGTGAGCCTGGAAGGGCTGCACAACGTCGAAGTAGGAGCCCTCACGCTCGGAGAAGCGGTCTTGGCCGTTAAGCTGAAGCTTGGCAACCACGACGGGGTTCTGTCCCCAGCAGTGCATGTCCAAGGAGGTCTCGGCAAGCACGAAGGATCCAGCGTCGGAGACGGCGGAGTTGATAGCACCCTCAACAGGGGGGTTATCGATCTGGATGTTCTGTCCGTTCATGGAAAGAGTGGCAGCGTTACCAGAGTTGGGGTCGGCGAAGGCGTTGTCCTTGATGAAGGCATCACCGTTCTGTGCACCAGCAAGACCCTTGATTCCCCACTCGGAGCCGAAGGCGTGAAGAGCGTTGGGGAGGGCATCGACGGCATCAGTGTAGTTGAAAGGCTGAGCACCGAGGAGCTTGAAGAGGGTGGAGTCGCAGATGAGGGAAGAGCAGTAGTCGACGTTAGCATCGGGCTGCACAACCCAGATGAGCTCCTTCACGGGGTGGTTGAAGTTCAACTTGATCTTGTTGGAGGAAGAACCGACGGACTCGTCGCCAGTGAACTGAAGCTGGGTGATGAGATACTCGTGGGGGTTCTGGGCGAAGCGGCGACGCTCGTCAGTGTCCAAGAAGATATAATCAACGTAAAGGGAAGCAGCAACGAGGGACTGGTTGTAGGCAATGGTGGCAGTCTTGGCGACCTTGGCACCGGCACCGCAGTTAAGCTCGGTGACGGCCCAGAGGCACTCGTCAATGGGGCGAAGATCAAGGTTGATCTTGACCTCGTGGTATTGAAGAGCGATCAAGGGAAGGGCAAGACCGGGGTTGGTGCAGTACCAGAACTGGAGGGGAATGTAAAGGGTGGTCTCGGGGAGGGCGTTGCGAGGAGCACACACCTGGCGAGGGGCGTTGGCATCACAGGGTCCGTCGACGTCGGCGAAGGCAGGGTCGGTGATGAAGGTAAGACCAGTGGTGTTACCGATCATCTTGTGGTAAGCAGACTCCTGGCTCTTGGCCATGGTAAGCTGGTTCCAGATGTGCATCCAGTCACCGTATTGACGGTCGATGCGCTGGCCACCAATCTCGACCTCCACTTGGGAGATGAGTTGCTCACCGGGGAAATCCAACCAGCGGGCATACACCTTCTGGACGGCCTGGGTTCCCATAGATTGGTTAATCTCAGGGAGGGTCACCTGAAGGTAGGTGCGGTATGCAAGATCGCCATTACGGCTGATAGTGCAGGTCACGCGGCGACCGAAATCGGCCTGTCCGTTGAAAGTCTGCTCAATAGACTCAACTGAGAAGTTGGTATATCTGCGGTAGGTCACCTTCCAGAAAGTGATCTGGGGATTTCCAGTTAAATAGACGTCTTGGGCGCCGTAGGCTACGAGTTGCATAAGTCCACCTCCCATGTTTAGTTTATATTATCAGTAAAGAAAAAAAAATCTCTAGCTTACGCTAAATTAATCGCTTATTGGTTGTTAAATTTGTCTGAATAAAGTTGTCTAAGAAAGTTTCTGTGAATACTTCTTTCTTTCCATCGTGTCGTTTTGTAAAAATATATTTGTTTTTTTGTTTTGTCACAGTCCAGCCTTCATTAATTGCGTTATATAGAAAGTTCATTGTGGTAAAAGTTTTTTTGTCTACTTGAATGTCGGTTGGCATTGTGTAAGAAATGTCCATTTATATAAGTTATATAACAATAATCTGTGATAATAATGCATTGTCTCAATAATTTGCAAGTATCAATCAATATAGGGAAAACTGTACGTATTAACTATTTACTATAAATAATAAATAAAGTGATCATGTTTATTAAGTATACTAATTGAAATTATTCTCAGAAGTTGTAATGCCAGCATTTAAGCCAAAAACAACCAAAAAAATTATAGTTGATCAGAAGAGCACTGTCACTTTGGATGGAAAACATAGTGAGTATTTAGAAGAGTTTGAGAAGGATATTGAAACTGTTGAGGATCTTCTACAAGAGAAGAGTTCTCTGCAAGAGAAACTTCATAAGAACCACATCCCCAAATCTGGTAGCAAATTAGAACAACATTTAGTGAGAAAAGATAGATATCGAGAAGTTAGATCAAAGGTAAACTCTCTAAAGAAGAAGAAGATCGACTATTTTTTGGATAATTCTAAATATGTCTTTGATTATTTTGAAAACAAAAAGAATATTTCGGAGGGAGATTGTGAAAGTAAGAATGTTACTAAACTAAATACTTTTTTTAAGATAGACAATGAAGAAGAAGAGACAAAAAAAAGTGCCGAGAATTCAAACACAAACATCATCAAGGAATATTTGTCAAACGTCGACAATGCGTTTCTTGATGTGAACAAGTACGTTTATGCAACAGATGTTTGTCAGCAGTGCTTTAAAGGAGAACTTATTCCAATAGAAGATGAGGGCGTTTTAATATGTAACAAGTGTCACAATAGTGTTAGATATTTGGTGGAGAATGATAAACCCTCTTACAAAGAGCCTCCCAAAGAGGTGTGTTTTTATGCTTACAAGAAAATAAACCACTTTAAAGAAATTTTGTCACAATTCCAGGGAAAAGAAACAACTCAGATACCCGAACCAGTGATACACGATTTACAACTGCAAATTAAAAAGGAGAGGATCGAATTAACCGATCTTACCTATTACAAGTGTAAAGATCTTCTTAAAAAGTTGGGATATAACAAATACTATGAACATATTAATTTTATTAAGAACAAGCTAGGTATCAAGCCAGTTGTGATTAGTCAGGAGTTGGAAGAAATCCTATGTAATTTTTTCATGGAGATCCAATATCCTTATGCAAAGCACTGCCCTGATTATAGAGTTAATTTTTTACATTATTATTACGTTTTGTACAAGTTGTTTGAGCTATTAGATCAGACTACTTTTTTAATTCATATACCCATGTTAAAAGATCGAGAAAAGCTTATTGAACAGGATACTATATGGAAAAGGATTTGTGACGAGCTTAATTGGGAGTTTATTGCTACTATTTGATATTTGAGAAGGTTCGAAATATTTGACATTTAGTCATAACTAAATGTCAAGCGTATGTTATTGATATATATATATATATATATCTTACGGCGTTACTTGATATGTTCACTTATTTTGTATCAGTTTATAATCCTCCTGGGAAACCAACAAGGTTGGCTCCGATACCAAATCCAGCACCAGAACGACTAGTTACACCCATGGTAGGAACATAAGTATCCAAGATGCTGAAGGTAGCCGCAGCGGTAAGAGCAAGAAGTGCAATTTCTTCCATGTTAAGTGATCTCTTTGGTATGGCATAGGCGGCGATTGCGACCATCATGCCTTCCACAAGGTACTTAATAACGCGTTTAATTAATTCAGCCACGTCAAACATACTGATTATACTAAATAAGGAGAAAAATAATTTTAACATTATGCATTTTACTCAGTTTAAATATAGCAGACATATGTTGATATTTAAGATCCTATCCAAAGAATAAACAACATAAATAACTTAAATATACTGGCATGAATAAAGTATTATGAGTGCAACCGGAGTGAGTGATAACCGCAATTTTGACAAGAGGACAACTGGAGATGGTGCCGTAAACCCCAAGTATGTTGATGTTCTAGACGAAGATAAGCCCGTTGCAAACCAAAAGTTTGTATGCGTATCGTTTATTTCACCCGAGGCTGTGTTAAAGAAGAAGGAAATGTTCTTCTTTTCTAAGTTTTTACAAGGTTACAGTCTTTCTAAAGGAATGGAGAAGTATCATCAGTTCCTTAACTTCTTGTCCTTCAAATATAGTCTTTCAAATGAAGATCTCCTTGAAGATTTTAAAGAGTTTGCAAAGGATGAGATTGATAGCTTAAAGCATAATGAAATCGACGACGATTACAAGAACTTTATGGATGCAAAGGAAGACGAGCTTCAAGACGAGTTTAACCGTGAACACAACTTTCAGACATCTGTGAGAGGATTGAAAGTTCGCGGTGCTTATCCTACACAAGAGGAGGCAGAGATTAGATGCAAAATGTTGCGTGAAATCGATCCAAATCATGATGTGTTTGTTGGTCCAGTTGGTATGTGGATGCCGTGGGATCCAGATGCGTATAAGACTGGTCGTGTCGAGTTTATGGAAGACGAGCTTAACCAACTCATGCACGAGAAGACCAAGAACCAGGACGTCGCTAAGGCGACGTTCGAGAAACGTCTTAAAGATTCCCGTCAGGCAGCAATTCAGGAGAATGTTGAGAAGGCAACCGCTAACAATACAACCCTCACCCAAGATGTGGATGAGGATGGAAATCTGGTTAATATTGGAAAGAACACCCAAGAGAGTGCATTGTCAAAGAATGATGTTGTATCGGTTGCTGATATCCGCTCCGAGCTATTTGAGGGGGACAATATTGTATCATCCAAGGATACCGACAAGGGTCTCGGACAAGTGTTGAAGTCTATTCAAGACAGTGAAGCATAAATAAAATATTACACAAAATATATAGTTAAACGATATCTAATAATATTATATATCGTTATGAAAGATCTTCTACTTTTTGATGTAGATGGAACTCTTGCGGAATCTAGTCAGATGATAAATGACAAAATGAGAGATATGCTTATTACAAAAAAGTCTCAAGGATATGACATTGGAGTTGTTGGTGGAGGAAAAATAGATAAGGTGTTATGTCAATTGAACGGCGTTTCTATGAACCATTATTTTACCGAGTGTGGCTGTATATATCATATTATAAAGGACGATAGCCCTTCAAATAATATTTCGTTAGTTAACCAGCTTTCAACTATACACAAAAAAAACATAAGAGATCATGAATTATATCCTCAAATAAACAAGCTAGTCAAACAATGTCTACACTTTTTATCGAAGGTTGATTATACAATATCGGGGCATTTTGTTGATCTAAGATGTGGAATACTATATATCTCACTCATTGGAATGTCTGCGACCCTTGATGAACGTGAAGTGTTTAAAAAGTTGGACAGTGAGCACAGCTACAGAAAGAAAATAATCAGTATACTAAAAGACGATCTAATGGAAATGGGCATATCCGATAGAGTTTCTGTTTATGAGGGAGGTCAGGTTGGTATTTCTATTTTTCCAAGTGAGTACGATAAAGTCCAGGTCATTCCAGAAGTTACTCATAAATACGACAAAATACATTATTTTGGAGATAAATATGAAGATAACGGAAATGATCAACTTATCATAAATCATTCGTCGATAATTGGACATCCTGTTGATACACCCCAAGATACAATTGACATATTATCTTCTATGTAATTGTCACATACGACATGTGGATTACCATTTTGATTTCTTAACTGTAATTGTTTGCCCAGCACCTCTTTTCTTGACTTTTCCAGGATCATATTTTTCATCTTCATCATCAGATGGAAGATTTTTTGACATTTCCCAGAACTCCTTGGCACCAAGACGAAAATTACTATGTGCATCTGCCTTATACCAGAAAACCTGATCTGTCAGCTTATTTGATTTCGAGTTATTATTTATCACAAGACATTCATAATTCTCCGTGCACTGATCCATAACCTGGCAAAACGATTCGAATGTTGGAAACATGCCAGCGTAATTGTCGTATATACGTTTACGATTAGCAATGTACGGCTCACGTAAAATGAAAACAAAATCTATATTCGTTCTCAGCGTAGGTGGGATACCTAAAGGATATTGCATTGTAATAATCAGCATAACTTTCCAGTGCCGTCCATTCATGAACAGAAGTCTCATAAGCTTATCTTTTGCCCAAGATCCGTCATATAAGCAATCGTCTAGTATAACAAATGTTCGAGGATCAATTGTAGCTCTTTTTCTTGTTTCAAGTTCTTTCTTTACCTGTTTAAGAACTGTTTTCTGTCGCAAAAGTAATTTTTCAATGATAGCCGAGCTATATTCGTTATGAATAAAAAGTTTTGGTACCAGATTTCCATAAAATCCATTTCCTTCTTCTGTGCCAGACACAACTACCCCAACTGGAATGTCTTGATGATAATATAAAAGATCTCTACATAAGAAACTCTTTCCTGTATCTCTTCGCCCGATTAATACACAAACTGGTCCCTTTGATTCGTCTGGTTTAAAACTAATTGCTTTCATACTGAACTTCTGTAATTCAAGTGACATTTACTTTATATTGTGAATAATTATTTCTACTATAGTATAGTTAAATACTCATTCTAGTGTTGTTTTAACGCGAACCCTGATTTTTGTGGATAATCTTAAATTAATATACTAAATAAGTTAAAATATTTAGATATTAATGTATGTAGTTGATAATGAAGGAGTGTAGAACTAATATATCTTACACAAAAAAAAAGAATGAGGTTTTGTTCGAGAGTATGAAAAACAAGGATATAATGGATATGGAGAATGTGCAGAATTATATACCGATCTATAATCGCTTTTTCAAGTTTACTGAGACAAATTATGAAAACGTAGTTCTTGACACATCGTATATTATTCATAAAGTTGTGTCAAAAGATAGCGAAGTCCCGAATACCTACAAATGTTTAGTCGAAAATAATACGAATTTGTCCAAGGACACTGATATTAAACATGAAAAGCGAGATGTATTCTGTAAGTTGGCACCTCTTATTGATCCGTATAAGTTTATGATTGGAAAGCTGTTCCATAACGACAGTATATTTAATCTTCCAACTCTCTCCAATAAGGATATCTCACATCCTAGTTTGAATGATGTCAATAATACTGCATATACCGACGGAATGTTTGTGTATTTTTCTAATCTATTAAACAGACAGTTTGGATTTGTGCATGGCATACTATACTATGGAACATGTATTGGAGTAAAGCGTGATTTCAAGGTGAATATTTATGACGATATTGAGTATCTTGCTAATTCAACATTTTTTAAAAAGCATAAGAATGTAGATTTTGACGTTGAAGATTATTCATTTATATTGACCCAGATCGAAAATAACAGTGGATCATGTAAAGATAGACCTCCTCTTAACATCCTTCAAAATGAAACTATTCTGGATAACGAAGAGATCAACTCTGCAGCAGTAACAAGCATTGATGATAGTATGTTTGATGATGTTTTTGAGTTGACAAGTAACTCGCATGAAACACCTGTAGATAATGTTTCTATTACGCTAGAAGACTTATCTAATTCGAACTTGAACATAGACGATTTTTCTTCGAATGATATTTCCCAGTTTGATCTGTCAAAAACACAATCTACAACATCAAGTTCGAGTTGTTCTTCTAGGGTGTCGCTTACAAGTGGTTCTGACAATGGCGATGATAACTATTCTACTTGTGATAGTGATGCAACAAGTGATATGTCGGACGATGAAAGCGGTGAAACTGATGAAAGTGATGAGCAGTTATATGCGACTATTCCAAGATTTCCGGTTGAAGCAGTTTTCATGGAAAAAATGGAATACACATTAGATAGTTTGATTATTGAGAATGAGTTAAAGGATGAAGAGTGGTTTTCTATTTTCATGCAGGTGATCATGATTTTGATTACTTATCAAAAAGTATATTCATTTACACATAATGACTTACACACGAACAATATTATGTTTATAGATACCGACAAGAAATATTTGTATTATAGATATAATAAACAAGTGTATAAGGTGCCGACTTTTGGTAGAATAGCCAAGATAATTGATTTCGGTCGGGCAATCTATAAATATGACGGAATAACTATGTGCAGTGACAGTTTTAAACCTGGCAATGATGCGTCAACCCAATATAATACTGAGCCATATTTCAACGAAGATAAACCTCGTCTTGAACCAAACATGAGCTTTGACTTATGTAGATTGGCGACTTCTATATATGACGAGCTTATTGATGACGATGATGATATTGTGGCCAGCCCAGTTGCAAGTCTGATAAATGAATGGTGTAAAGACGATGACGGTAGAAATATTCTCTATAAACAAAATGGGGACGAACGTTATCCGGCGTTTAAGTTGTACAAAATGATAGCAAGAATTGTGCATGCACACACTCCAGATGCACAGTTAACTCGTCCAGAATTTTCAAAGTATGGAATAAGTGGAAAAGACATTCCACAAAAAATGAGATCTCGAGTTATGGATATTGACAAGCTCCCAGTTCTTTCTACTAAATAAATAGTGTATGGTGTTACACCCTTGAAGATTTAAAACGCCGTTTTTTATCTATTGCTATTTAACATTATTAATATACCCCACGCTATCACAAATAGAGGCTGTCCTGGACCATCAACAATATTATGGGTTCGCTGATACGG